ACTCATGAGAAGAAACTCGTGATGGTAATGGTTTTCTCGTGAGTCCAACCAATACATTGTAGCACATTTTTCAAAGGTTCCAAGAAAGACTTTTCAAACTGTGTCTGGTAATCAACATATTTCTCAATGCCGAACTCCTTTGGTAGTTCACCAAAGAAACTAATAGTATTTTCATGTAGTGGGTTTGGTGTCTTAAGATACATGAACTTTATCTTCTCACCTTCTTGGATGAGAGGATGTTTGTTTTGTACCTTGTATTTTTTCACATAATGATTATACAGCAAAGCACCCCTTACTGCAATGGGGGTTCCTTTTTGATAGATTTCGATTGGGTGACTGTACTTGGCGAGGTTGTTGACCCCTCTGGGGAAGGCGATGTCTGAGTAGTGTCTTTCCCTTGTCTCTGCTCGGATATCATTGATAAATGAGATAAGCTCATCATTTGTTTTGCCGATAATGATCTTAAAAGCTGCATACAACTTGTCCCTAAAGTATTGTGGTGTAGATGACCTAGCGGTCTCAAGTCCCATGATCTTCATCTTGGGTTCTTTGTATCTAACTCCTTCCGAGTCCCATACGTTTAATATGTATCTTTTCTTTGCTGTCCATATACCTCTGTCTGCAATATTCTCACGCTTCATGATCATCTTTTGATCATACGCTGCCACATACGTTGCAAGCTCCTGATACGAGGCATCAATGAACGGTTCCAACTTATCTTTGCAGACCTTATCAAGTAGCTCAACGATCCGAACCTTATCGTCAGACTTATTACCAAAAAATTTATCAACAACAGGTCCAAGATTAAGATATATTGAGTCAGTGTCAGATGCAATAACATAATCTACCTCCTCTGTAGAGAGTAGTTTATTTAGATAAGCATTCATCTTGTTCTCAATCCATCTAATTGAGACTTGACCTGAGAGTGTAATAGCCTCAGCGTTTGCTAACCTATAATACCTGAAATGCTCATTCCCAATAGCACCATAGGCACTGTTAAGAGATATCTTCTTTGCCATCTGTATATTATTACATCTAGCAATCTCCTTAGTCAGTTCAATAGAAGGATTCTTTTCATACTCTTGCTTTGCTTTGATCATCTTCTTCTTGAAGATGACCCTAGAGTCATACATCTTCTGCATCATCAATGGTAAGAAACCATGCTTATCTTTACTGTACTGTGCTCCATTAGCACACACAGCAAACTCACCATCTATCTCAGTCTCTTTCTTTAAGATCCCTTCAACGCTCGCACTGGGATGGCGAACCTCTCTGAGGGTTTCTGGGGAAATATTATATTGCATAATAAGATGAGGATACAAGCTATTGAGGTCAAAATTAACAACCCAATCATAGAATCCTGGTTTCGGTTCCTTGACATAAGCACCTGCATACTTCTTTGTTTTATCATTTTGTGTCTTAGGAGGAATAGCAATGTTCCTCTTCAACAGTTCCACATAGATATAGTTATCCCACATGCGAACCTGACTGAACACATCTTCATAATTTACCTTAGCATCATATGCCATGGTGTATGCAAGTTCGATCAGTTTCATCTTATCGTCTAGTTTATCGACAAGACGAACGTCATGAATATTATACTCAATAAATTTCTGCCAATCGTTCTCATAGAACTCTTTGAATGTATCAAACTCAGAGTGATCTAGTTTCTTCTCATTTAGTTCCACATTGCAGATGTGGTCTAAACGATAGGACTCTTGGTTTGTATAAGTGAATTTCCTGTATAACTCAAGGTAATCTAAACATGAAATACCAAGAGTATCAATAGCAAATTGTTTACGACCTTTGATAAAGATCTCACGTTGTGATACCAATCTCCATGGAGAAAGAAGTTTTACAAACTTATCACCAAGTACACGATCAATACGATTGTGTATGTATGGCATATCAAACAACTGTACGTTCCATCCTGTAATAACATCAGGATAGTTCTCTTGCCAGTATGAAAGAAATGCACTAAGCATAGCATCTTCAGACTTGAAGTGCATGTAATCCACCATAGGATCTGTATTATTAAATGCTCGTGCTCCGAACACAGTAATACGACCAGTGAAACTATCTTTGATTGAGATAGCAAGTATCTCCTGATCAGCAGATTCTATATCAGGAAATCCATTCTCAGCAGCAGTCTCGATGTCAATAGTAAAGACACGGATCTTGGTGCTATCAAATTTAATCTGATCTTCTGTATGCTGTTCAGCAATATACTGATACAAGAACCTAGAGTTCCCATATATTTGAAAATCTTCTACTTCCTTGTACTGTCTTACAAAATCTCTTGCCTCAGCAATTGATCCAAACTTATGAGGTTCTACACAGTCTCCTTCTAGTGTACGCCATTCTGAATAATTCTTTGTAGGCAGATACATCGTGGGGTTAAAAGGAACCCTCACATTGTACCTATTGCCATTCTCATAACCACGGACAAGCAGACGGTTGCCTGCTTGCTCTACACTAGTGTAAAAATTCATTCAAGACATTCAAGATAACGAGCAAGTAATGAATTACTTGGATTAGTAACAACGGTCAAATCAGAAGATCTAACATTAAACTCACGCTCAGAAGAATATTCTGCCCATGCTTTTAGTTGACCCTCTGAGTCTACCACATAAGGTTCAATCATCCATACATCAGGGTCACCTGGTAAAGTGTCACTAGTTTCTATTGGTTCTACCTGAGCAACGATCCACTCATTCTGCAGCTTGATTAGGTTCGCTGTTATCTCCATTAGTTTTTTCCTCAGTAAAGAATAGATCTTTGTCAGTAATATTGTATTGTGCTAGTTCACCCACATAGTTGGTAAGTATTCCATCATCAGGGAATGTTACACTAACAATATGTTCACCATTCACCTTAAACTCCTGAATAGGAGTGTATGGACACCAGCGAGAATATGTGATGGGTATAGTACCATCTTCATTTGTCTTACCCAATGCAAGAGTAAAAGGATATAACATCTTATATCCAACCACTCTATCATCTTTGTCTTTAACATCACCAAACAAACAGAGAACTGTTTCTTTAGTCGATAGCATCACCAGGCGAATATTGTGGTTCGTCCGTAGTGGTGGTGGAGTCTGTTGTTGTGTCTGCTCCTGTGGTGTCTCGGTCATTTTGTCCGTATACCTCTCGTTTTTCAGTAATTTTGTTTTTGTATGCTTCTTCCAATCCTTTCTCAGGATTGCTGATAGTCATCACACTATCATAAGGGATCTTGAATTGCCAGTCAGAAGAGTATGGATTCCATTTACTAAACCTGATCTGATATTCTGCACCTGCTGCTTCTGTCAGAAACTGTGGTGTAGAACCATCTAGTTCTAGGATGTATGGTTCTTCCATGAGAAGACAGATACCTTTACGGTCTGCACCTTCCTCATCGAAGATCTCTTTCAACTCAGCAATGACACGATCACCAGTCTTTAATGTAAGAATAGATACTGCCATAGTCGGAATGAGTTTGCTTATATTTTACCATTAAAAAAGGGCACCGTCAAGTGCCCCTTGATATTTTATTTAGAACCACTTCTTACGCTGTTGTTTTTCGGGTAGTTCTTTCTTTAGAGTAATGGTTAGTAGACCATCCTCAAAATCTACTTTCTCAACTTCTACGTCATCTGACATTTGCCAGTTGCGTTTGAATGCTCTCGCTGAGATTCCTTTATGTGAATACTTTCGTTCTTTATCTTCTGCCTTGAGTGCAGAGACTGTTAGAACATTTCGTTCAGTTTCGACTTCAATATCTGCAGTTCTAAATCCTGCAAGAGCAACTTCAAGTATGGTTCTCCCATTGTTTCCGTCAACCACATTGTACGGAGGGTAATTAGATCCACTACCTGCAATAGCTTCAAGTCTACTGAATGTTTCATTAAGTCCGATTGAATATGGGTTATATGTTTCCCAATTAAATGTTACCATTGTCCTATAAAAGCGACGTTTACTAATGCGACCCCTAAGGCATCGCAATAGTATTTAATCATTATGATATTAATTATACAAGTCGGTCTCTACGAATTTATGTTTCGGTTTTCTTCCTACCGATATTATACTTACTTTCTAATGTCCAATCGTTCTTCTCTTTAAATGAAAGAACTTTAATCTGGTTCAGTGGTGCCAGATCAGAAATTTGTTCTACATTTACTACACTAAGAAGTCCCCAATCACTCAAGAGTTGTACAATACGATTACGACGTTGTACATCATTCAATGAAAGATTTGTTTTCTTTCCATCAAGTGCGAAGAGTTCCTTGAAATGAACTATGTAATACTTACCTTGCTTGTGTAGAATATGACATGATTGATAGATCTTTTTTTCTTTACGTGATGCAACACCAATTCTTGTTAGTGTCTCTCTCACTTTAAGAAAGTCATCTGGTTCACCGAGAACCACTTCTACCATATCAGTTTGTTTCCACTGAATTTCGATAACCTCATCACTCATTGTCTGCCACCTTTGTTTAATATTTTTGCAATGTGATCTAGTTGATCCTTGGTGAGAATTCTAAGAGCTTGCAGAGCCTTATCGTCATTATAACCATAATACTCTTTTACTAACTCAAGATAATCAATAGAATCTTTACGTGTCCAAGGAGAGAAACGCTTCCTTGGCTTCACACTATTTAGTAAAAAATCATACTGAAGCTTGTTTGGTAGATGAGAATTCTTATTCATCTCATTAACAAACAAAATAGTATCAGTGAATGATGACAGACATTTATTTACAACAAAAGCAGGATACTTCCTAACAGCATCCTTATCATCATCTAGTATATTCTTTTTGGATTGATTGATTGAGTAAAGATAGTCTTTGAGTTGGTACATTATTCCAGTGGCGGATTACTCCGCTAATAATAAAACAGTTAGTGACGAGATAAGATATGAAAATAACAGAACGTACCAGAACAACGTAGCTGTCGTAGGGTTCAGTCTTTTCGTCAGAGAAACTACCCAATGCATACTTCCATACTCTCCA